GTGTCTTTGCGTACTGTTACATTGACTGGTATGGGATTGCCGATTCCGTCGCCTAGGGGGATATAGCTTTGAGTTTGCGGATCTTGCGTGCCGTAGCGATATTGCAGCGTATTGCCTTCTATCTTGAAGTTGTAGCTCCCGTCTGGATTTTGCAGCGGTGTGTTATTAAGGAAGACAGACTTAGCACCATCCACTACGCCTTCAATTTCTCCCTCGCTAATCAGATCTAACACAGAAGCGTATTGCCTCGACTCAAGACTGTCGCGTTCAGTTCTAGGCGTGCGTGCTTGGCCACCGCCACCACCACCTTTGCCGCCGCCACCGCCGCCGCCTGCACCGTAAATCCTTGTCATCAGACCACCACCTGCTCAGTGTCAATACTGGCGCTGATCACAACAGATCCAACGATCGTCTCGCCGTAAACAATCGGCACTGGCACACCTTGTCGGCTGGTTTGCTGAATGCCGCTAAAGCTGTAACTCTTGCGTGGATCGTCCTGTGAATCAAGACCTTGCGGTACTTTCGGCGTTGGTGTTAATAGTTGCGAAACACCTCCCAAAACAAGACTGGCGCCAGCTAAGCCAACAGCGGTAGCAATACCTGAACCGGCGGCAGCAATTCCTAACGGTATAATCGCAAATGACAGGGCTATTAAGGCAATGCCAGCAAGAATCCTCCCAGTAGCACCCGCACCCGTCAGCACGGGCACAATCTTGATCTCCTGCTGCCCAGCAGGGTCGTGCAGCTCATCCAACATCAGGTCATAGTCGCCAACACTGACGCGATAGTGCTGCTCTGCCATGTGCGCTTCAAGTTTCGGGAAGTTAGCCAGCAAAAACCGCACCGCTTCGGCGGCATTTGCTACATCAGCCTTGAACACGCGCCGCCCGACAAACTTGGCAAGGGGTCCGTACAGCTTGATCTTGCGCAACATGATCCGCCTCAGCCTCCACCCATAGTAAGGAAGCCGGGATAGCGCAGTCTACGTCCGGTGCATTTCTGTAGCCACCCGCCTCCGCCGTACAGATCCCTGCTGCTAAGCCGCCCACGGATGTGATGCAGCACCATGCCATCGCCGACGTAAACACCGACATGATTCAAGCCCTTGCCCCTGATGTTCATAAGTAAAGCGTCGCCTTTTTGTAATGGCTCCTCGTCTTCTAACAGCTTGAAACCTGCGTCTTTCCAACAGCCATCAAACATGGGTGCAGCTTCAAATGCTTCCGGTGTTAACGGGCGCTCCCAATCCCGTAACTGCAAACCGTGCTCGGCATACCAGTCACGCGCCAAAGTCCAGCAATCGCTAATACCCCATGCCCACTGCCGTCCGATTAACGGCGCTTTGTAGCCCGATGGTTTGCACTCACCCCAGCCTTCTGTTTTGGGGTTGACGATGTACCACGGCAGACCGCTGGCTTCACATGCCATCAGATCCGGTTCGCTTGGTTGCGGCAGCGTTGCCGGATGCGAGTGGAACACAGCGACGATTTCGCCTTCATCTTCTGCCGCCGCATAATCCTCGGGGTCAAGGATGAACTGATCAATGCCAGAGCTGAGGTTGCGGCACGGTTTGTAGTGTTCACGCCCTTTAATGACGACCACCAAACCACAGGCTTCACGTGGGTCTTCCGCTTTGGCGTGTTCCAGTGCAGCAGTGCGCCAAGTCATGTGTAATACGTGCCAATGCCAGGGAAAGAGCCGAACGGCAGTTCAGCGTTTTCTCCGAAATGATTTTTGCAATCGTCAAGCGTTTTGGCGCATGTTGGCAACGGACCGGTGTAGCTGCACTCAGTTGATTTGTACACCCATTGGCAGATATTGGCGATGCACTGCCGTTTTGGTGCCCTTACTCCAGCCAAGTCAAATGATGCAGCAAGCTCAAACTCAACAAGGTCGCGGGTCTCGATGACTTTACGATCTATGTAGTAAATCTCACGCGGAAATTCAGCCGTCGGATCTGGTGTGCCAAAAGGATTGACGTTGCCCGGGAAATTTACCGCATCGAGATAACGCGCCAAGGTGCGGATACGTGTAACTTTTGCACCCTCCAAGCCGCTAGGTAAGGTCAACAGCAACGCGCTAATTGTGCTGAGGATATTGCTGATGCGAATCTTGGGGCGTGGCAGTTGCCCGTTGCCGTTGTATTCAAAACCTTCAGCCTCTAAAGGAAGCTGTAAATACGCATTGCCGTTCCAAGTCAGCGTGGTGTTATTTGCATTGACGCCAGCATGAAAACGCAGCAGATCATTCGTACCATGCTGTTCGGTGTTTAGCTGCAGCTCAAACAGCTCAATAATTGCGCCGGGTGCTGCCTCTTGTAATGCGGCGTGAGGTACGGTCATGGCTCAAACACCTGCCGGAATGTGGCGGCAATGCGGACAATGCCCGGCGCTGTCAGCTGCCGGCTCCATTCATCGCACACCCATTTGTAGGTGCTGGCATCATCTGGTGGTGACCAGTTGAATGATGCGCTGTCCGCTGCTCTGGCATCAAAGAACGCCTCAAATGCATCAGCGTGAGCAGTGGTCAGGTTGACCCATGCCAGGCTCCAAACCTTGGGATTCTGGTTCAGGCCGAAGGTGATGCGCTGCTCGTAGCCGTCGCCAAACTGCGTCCGGCGTGTCTTGGGTGCTGACCGCTTCTCTGCGCCGAAGTCCGGGCAGACGGGGTAGCCGATTGTTGATTCGTTGAAGGTAGCCATCAGGTTGCGAGCAGCCCACCAGGCCGTTTCTGCTTCACCAACTCTGCCTGCACTGCAGCACCGATCACCCGACCGAGCTGACTGGCCTGTTGGCTGTCGCCTTGTGCGGTGGTGCCGCTGGCGTCCACGTTGACGGTGACATTGGTGCCACCGGTGTTTGGCAGGACGGTGCCGGATCGGCCGGGGATGAACAGCTCAGGGCCACGCTCACCGATCAGGTAAGGGGTGCCCATGCGTACCGGGCCACCGTTGGCACGAGCGCCACCAACTGCCAGGCCAGGGATCGGCGTGGCTAGGGCACCAAGACCAGACAGCGGACTGATCGCACTGGTAGCAGGAGACAACAGGCTGCTGATGGCGTTCTTGAACGGCTGAATCGCGTAGATCTGCAGCAGCTCTCTGGCGATGTCCTGTAGTGCGCTGACGACCGTCTGCCGCAGCGTGTCGCCCCAGTTCTGCGCGCCGGTGATCAGCCCATCAAACGCCGATGCCATGGTGTCGCCCAGGGTGTTGGCGATGCTCTCAGTGATGGCGCTCACCTCCCGCTGTTTCTCAGCGAGCAGCTCAACGCCATCCAGCTGCCGCTGCATTTCGTCAAACGCAGCCTGAGCCACCTGGCGGTCAATCTCCCGCAGCTGTAGTCGCTGCTGCTCTTGGCTGATGATCTCCAGGTTCTTGCGTTGCTCTGCATCTTTCAGCTGACTGATCTGCCGCTGGCGATCCTCGAAGTCAAACGCCACCTGTAGCCGTTGGCGCTCGATCTCAGATGCGGCATTCAGCAGGATGGCCTGACGCGACATTGATCGGCCAAGCTGCTCACCTTGCTCGCGGGAACGCTTGAGCTCATCATCGGCCTTCTTCTTAGCTGCATCTGCCGCGGCCTTGGCGCTACCGGCGCGGCCGCCACCGGTGGTGCCGCCGCCGTCAAGGGTTGCAGTTGGCAGCACCGGCTGAGCTGTAGGAGTGATCGAAACTGACGGCTTGATCTGCCCCGTGCGGTAGCCGTAAGACTCGATCAAGTCGCGGAAGCGTTCGTTTGTCAGCCGTTGAACCAGCGCCGAATCGATCGCCTGACCGCTGCGGCCAAACTGCCCTCCACCACGTCCTGCCCGCAGTCGAGCAATTTCCAACGCTTCGCGCTGCGCCTGCTGGTACAGCTGGTTGCGCTGTTGTGCACCTATGCCGAACTGCTGGAGCCGAGCCCCTGCAGACAGGCTCTCGTTGATTGATTGGAGAACGCCCTGTGCCTGTCTGAGGATTCCCTGCAACGCAGGGCCAAGCACCTGATCCAACTGCCTGGCAACGTTGCCAATGCCGTTCAGCAACATGGTGAACTGACGGCTGACAGTGCTGCCCAGCTTCTCCGCTGCATCAGCCGCCTGGCCTGACTTCATCGTCTGGTTGTCTAGGTTGCTGTTGAACTTGACCAAACCATCGTTTGTAATCGGCAGGATTGTAGAGACTGCCTCAACACTGCCGAACAGCGTTGTCATCGCCGTGGTGCTGCCTTTCGTCTTGGTGGCAACTTCCTCCAGTACCCCAGCGAATCCTTTGGAACGCAACGCTGTCTCGTTGAAATCAATCCCAAGCTGCGCCGCAAGTTTCTGCGCCTCAGAGGATGGCTTAAGGATTGACGAGATCGCTTGCCGCAGGCCAGCGAAGGTTGACTCAACAGGCACGCCGGTAGCCGTGACCGTTGCGATGGCCGCATTCAGTTCGCCGATTGACACACCTGCTGCTGCAGCAATCGGCGCGATGTTGCCAATCTGCTGCGCATATTGATTGACGACGATCTTGCCATCATTCTGAGTCTGAATGAAGCCATCAATCAGCTTGGCCGCATTGTCAGCAGAAAGCCCGTAGGCATTCATCACCGACGTGGCAGCATCTGCCACTGTGTTGATGTCTGACAGGCCGCCAACTGCGCCATCCAAAGCAGCATCCAGAATCTTGGCGTTGTCGCTGGCATTGCTGAATCCAGCCGATGCAACGTCATAGGCCGCGGCCATCAGCTCGGTCTGACTGGCGAGGCCACCGCTTGCGGTTGACACGCGCAACAGTTCAACCTGTAGATCCTTGACGTTGACGCCCAAGCTGTTGACCTTCTGAGCGGCCAACTGAGCCTGGTTAAACCCTTCGAACCATTTGGCGACCACCACGCCGGCCGATAACGGGCCGAGCACTGCAGTGATCGAAGAACTTAGGCCACGCATAGCAACACCGAGGCCTTGCGCAGCCGCTCCGGTGGCCTTTGCTTGACGGCTCACACCTTTGAGCCCGTCCTCAAGCTGCTTAACCTGCGGCAGCCCGCCCACTTGGGCCTTGATCTTCAGGACGGCATCCATGTTCATCGCCATCACCCAGCCCTCCCAGTAGTCGCTGGCTGCGCCTTGGCAAACAGCTGCAGTGCGTGAGCTTCCATGATCTGCAGGTTCTCCAAGGCCTCACGCCTGTTCTTCACATCGTAGAGATCCATCAACGAGAACAGCACCCCATAATCCAGCCCGCAGCGGCCACCGACACCGACGCGCCACTGCGTTGACATCAGCATGAACAGCATCACGGCCTCCTCATGCTCGGGCCAGATCACCACCTCAGCCGGCTGCCTTACGTGCTCTGGCAGGTAGGACTCATCCAGCCCATAGCGGGCCAACTGCTGCTCGAGGTTTGCATTCGCGCCGTCGCCACCGCGGAACCAGTAATCGACGACGCCTGTCAGTTTCCCTTCTTCGCGGCCTCCAGCGACTGCTGCCACTGCTTGACGATCTGCCCGGCTACGGTCGGCACCTGCAGCAGCTGATCCAGTGCTCGATCGCTGAACGGCACCTCGTCGCCCTCGTCGTCGATCACATCAGCCCAGCCGACCAGCACCTCCTTCGCGGCGCTGATGTCGTCGATCTCCTGCTGGTCAGGATCAGCTAGCCCCATGCTCTGCAGCCGCACCGTCCGCCGGATCTCTTCAATCCGCGACTGGTTCAGCCATGCGAAAACACCGGTGAAGGACTCCGTGGCACGCTTGCCGCCATCAGCCGGCAGCGTGATCTTCAGGGGCCAGCTGTAGGGCTCCTTCTGCTTCAGGACCAGGGCCATAGATCAGGTGAACGCGAGGGTGAAGTCGTCGTTGCCGGCTTGCGTCGGCATCAGACGGAACGGCAGGGTGATGTGGGTGACGCGATCCGACTCCACATAGGTGGGCGAATCGAAGGCCGCCTGATCAGCGGTGAACGTGATGATGTTGCCGGCTGTCGTGCCGTGTGTCCAGGTGATCGTGTCTTCAGTCTGTGCGCTCACCGCAGCGATGAAGTCCTTGGTGGCGAAGGCAGGCAGCTCAATGGTCATGCTGCCGGTGGTGCGTCGATCCACCAAGCGCACCTGACGGCTGCAGCCGGCCTTCTGCTCAAACACCATCTCAGTGCCAAGGCTGAGCGAGAACTCAGTCATGCAGGCCGAGAACCCATGCACTTCAACGGTGGGGGTGTTGTCAGCGTTGACGGCCAGCGGTGTTGCCTGCTGGCTGTAGGTGACCGAGGGGCTGCTCAGCGCCGTAGGAGCTGACCAGATGCCCATGTGCGAGAACGAGATCGTCGGCACGCTGCCCACGGACAGGTTGAAGTCAGCAGTGCCCCGGATGCCGCCGATCGACTGCTCGCTGCCGTTGTCGATGAAGAACTGCATCGCGTAGCTGCTGAAGCCACTGGACACCGGCGCATAGGTGACGCTGGTGCCGGCCACGATGGTTTCGCCCAGGCCGCAGGCCTTCAGCATGGGGCCATAACGCGGAGCCGTGCCTGCAGTGCCGCTGCCGGCCATCTCCACAGTGGCGCTGATCGGCACCGACCGCTGCAGGATGACGTTCTGGCGATTGCCGAAATAGGTCTGGGTCGTTTCGCGTTCAGCCAGCTCGATGCTCAGAGGCTCAACGTCCAGCTCTGTGAACAGCAGCGCATCAGTGGATGCCGGGCTGGGGTTGGTGTTGTAGGTGGTTTCGGCCTTGACCAAGGCCAGTCGGTAGAGCCAAAGGGCCATGGTCAGTCCTCAGTGATAGGAGCAGCTGCTTCAGGCTCATTCTGGCAGGGTGTTACTTCGCCAGGCTGCAGTGTGCGCTGAATGCAGATCCACTGGCCGTTTTGCAGCTCATAGGATCCGCCGTCTGTCGGCCGCGGCGGAATTACAGGGGCTGATGCTTTGCGCGTCATAACGTCATGGCCTGATGAGGACAGGTTAAGCCTGTGTCAGATCAGCCTCTCGCGTTCTGAACTGCACCTCGTAGGTGTGCACCCACCAGATGCTGTTCATGTCCGCCTGGTCGATCTGCGGATCGTCGTTCGTTGGAACGATGTCCACCGCCAGGCCGCCGATTGTGGTGTCAGCCATGATCAGCGCGTGAGCGGAGCTGATGATCGGGTCAGCCAGCACCTCAGGGGTATTACCTCGGACGTGCACGATCACATCCACCTCAAGGGTGTGATGCAGCTTGCAGGTGGTCACCCTAGAAGCCCTGCCCGGGCCAGGCTGCACCACCAGCACCGGAGCCTCAGCGCGGCCGAAGGCCTCGGCGCGTGAGCGGTAGACGGCACGAACACCAGCAGTGGCTGCCAGCTTGGTGGTCAGCGACTGCAGGATCTGCTCACGGATGCTGGCCATCAGGCGCGAACCTCAACAGCAACGACCCGGCCACGCTTCAAGGTGATGTCAGTGGTATTGCTGTGATTGGCGATCAGCAGTGATACCTCATCACCATCGGCCAGCTCAACCATCCAGCTGGTCACCAGCTTGGCCTCCTGCGCACCGCTGCCAGTGAAGGCGCGACATTCGCTGTTGTCGATCGCTGTCCCGTTCTTGGCCAGCTTGATGCCGAGCGTGCTGTTGTTGCCATCGGTCGCATCGATGCTGCCGTAGACCCTGAACAGCTTTGTGCCGCCGCTGTCGTTCTTCAGGCCGAATGCATCAGTGGTGCCGAGGACCATGCCGTAGGCCGTGTCGCTATCGAGCGTGGCTGTCAGGCCGGTGGTGACGTAGGTGCCCTGCGTGGTGATGTCGATGGTGCCATCAGTCATCTTCGAGCACTGGCCACGGATGGCCACGCCGTCGATGTAGTAGCTCAGGCCAGACCATGCCGTGGTGCCATCACCGATCTTGTAGCGGCGCGTATCCGTCTCTACACCGATCTCGCCCAGCAGCAGAACAGGATCGGCGGCGGTCCAATCAGCGGCCGTGTCGTTGCGCAGCTTGAACCGGGTGTAGGTCGTCATGCGCTGCCGCTATCGAGCACGTTGCCCTCAATGTAGGTCGTGTCAGCAGCGCCACCATCCATGACAACGATGCTGGTAGTGCCCACGCTGTCACCATCGAGCACTGTGTCGTTGGTGGTGCTCTGCTCTGGCGTGACGGTGCGCTGAAGTGTCAGGCTGCAGAAAGCGCCGTCGTCCAGCAGCATCGGCGGGCCGATCAGCGTGTAGGGATAGCCATCAACGTTGATGCCAGCGCCGTGCATCAGGTCACCGAACAGATCAGTGCGACAGATGAGGCTGTAGTCCGTGCTGACCACCATGCCACCGGCGATGGTTTCGCTGGGCATGTCAAGGATGCCATTGCCTGAGATGCTGCCGGCCGTCACTGGCACCGCCATCTCGTCGGTGTTCAGGAACAGGTCTAGGTCTTCGGTGAAGGCCATCAGTTCAGCGCCGCCTCAATCTCAGCCTTACTGCCGAAACCCCAAGCAGCTGCGGCGCCAGCGTTCCACTCCTTGCGGATCACGGGCTCGATGTAGCCGTCGTCACCGGGCTGCAGTTGCTGGTCGTAACCCTCGGGGTAAACGGCATCATCAAATGTGATCTCATCATTCAGAAGGCTCGTGAGGAATGCAGTGCGCTCCTCATTCGCTTCTGTTGCTGTGAGATCGGCGGGGGTGTTGATGATCAGCATGGTGCTGCCAGTCCTAAGTGCTTCAGTCCATTCTGCCCGTCTCCATGACGTTGAGATGCTCGCCCACCAGGAACAGCTGGCGGATGAACAACTCGCAGAAGGTGCCGTGCTTGCGGGGGATCGTCTGCGCGAGCGGGTAGAGGTAGTCGATCACCCGCTCGTATTTCTCCACCATGTAGAGGCCATGAGCCTCCTTGGAGGGATCCGCAGAGGCTCGCTTACTGGTCATGGGAGTCGGCCCTGGCGGGCCTCCTAGCCAAGCACCAGGTGCCCGGTCGCAAAACGCGCCCCAATGCTGCTGCTGGAGGTCCAAGGAGGGTAGCCCCAGAACGCACAACGTGAACCGGAGTTCGACGCGTTGCTCCAGCTGCCCCCCAGGATGACGGCGCGGGCATCATCGGAGTAGACGCTACCCCGACCTTCTGTGTTGGCCGACCAGGCCTCACCAGAGCCGTCCCAGCTGGTGTCTGCGCCCCACTGCCAGAGCGTCCCAGTTGCTTGAGCCAAGCCGAACTTGCTCACCCGTTCCCACTGCACCGTGCCGGGGTCAGAGCCCCTGCTGCTGGCCTCTGGGGCGCCGTAGGCAGCAGCAGCGAACTCGGCGTAGAACGGCAACCGCTTGCCAAAGCT